TCACCAAGTCAAGATCTTTAATCTCATCTTTGCGGAGCCAAGGAGAGAATCTCTTTCGCTTCCTCACACTATTTAGATAAAAAGAATATTGTAAATCACTATCTAGATGAGGACTAAGATTCATCTCATTTGCAAATAAAACTGTGTCTAAATGTCCTGACATACAACGATTAATAATGTATGCAGGATACTTTGCATCTGGATCTTCTTTATAGAGATTTCTTTTATTTTGGTTGATTGAGTTCAACCAATCTTTCAATTCAATCATGATGTGGTTTTGGAGTTTTGTTGTAAAGTTCTAAATTTCTTTTATCTAAATTTCGATTAAAGTTCCAATAGTCAAATTTCATATAGAGTTTATATATTCCTATCAAAGTTCTTTTAATAAACTCCTCAAAGAGTATTAACCCAATAAAAAAATAATCTTCTAAAGTTTTCATTTCATAAGTTCTTTAATTTTATCTCGCCAATACTGACGATCATCTTCAGAAATCCAAGGATTATGCTTTTGAATCCAAGCATATTCTAACCACTGTTCTCTTGTCCAATCTTTCTTTGGACCCATGTGGTCTTTTAATGTCACCTTATTATCTGAATGTCATCTTGTTCTGTCCAGAGTTCGACCTTATCTCTGAACCTATTTTCTTTCTTTAATTTCTCGTATCTCTTACCTGCCTTCTTCTTCCACCAAGAGATTATATTCTCAAGTTCAAATTTATCATAATTCTGTCCTGGAGTCAACCTATCTTCTTTACCTAATATAACTTCCCTAACATTTGAAAAACCAAAATCAGAAATATAAAATCTTTTCTGTTGTGTTATAGAAAAAGCATCCTTAATTATTTTATTAAAATGATCTAACTTATTCTTATCCTCAAGATTATTACGAATGATAGAAATCATTTTTGTTTGTCTCTTCATCTTTTTAGAAGATGCCTTATTATCTGTAAGTGGAGTATTATTATTCAACATAGTAAAATGGTCATGCAATTTATGAAATTGCTTATCATGCATTAGTGGAATAAATTTACTTTCTGTTAATCCTTTATATCTCATAAAAGGTTTAAGTCCATCATACTGTGATGCAGATGTAGCAGATCCATATAGAGAAGTAGTTTCAAATAGTCCAATGTCCTTTTGAAAATTCTCATTCAATTCTTTTCTAGCATAATGCGATACACACATTAATGCAAGTAACTTACCACCAAGATAATTAAATCCAAATGGTTGCGATGGAACTATCACAAATCCCATAGCAGCATGACGATTGAATATAGAAAGATCTGGTTGATGACCTAACCACAAATTCCTTGGTTTTGAATTAATAGTGGGTGAACCAAATCTAACAAAACCAATTACTTTATTAGTATTCTTCTCAAAGATCATCCACTTCAATTCTCTACCAGGAATGTTCTGTTCATTATTATGAGAAGAAACTGCGGTAAGAAGATTTGAATAATACTTCTGATCTAATCCACCTTTACCAACACGGACAATATTAAAATCCATGTCTTCTGGGTGCATATCCTCATTGAAGAACTCATCAGACAATGAAACTAAGGATGTTCTAGAAGTTAATACTTCCTTTTTAACAAACCTTAGATAGTCCTCAATATCTCCAAAATTGGAAAAGTAATTTATAAATTCATCTGCTGCCCATTCAGCAGTCTCTTGTGAAACTAACATCAATCATCATGTTTATGTTCTGGAAGATCAACATCCTTCCTCAAGTAATAAGAACCCTCATTATGACCATGAGCAATTCCTAATTCATGCATCTTAGAATGTTCATCGATTTCATCTCTAAGATCTTTACCTCCACTACCAAAGGTCATGTATATTCCATATATCAACAATACTACTACCAATAAACCCATAAAAACACCAAACCCTACACCAGGACTTAGATGACCATGTGGTATTAATGTCCCATCAGAATTTTTTGCCCATGTACCAGGCAGAAAATAAACTGGTGGATTAGATAAGAAAATCATTCTTCGTCCCTCTTGGTAAGTTGTTTTGTTTGTATGGCATTTCTTCCCATATGAGCCAATCGTTTGGTTTAGGTGCTAACAAATAACAATCCTTATCACTTGTTAGGTATGCTTCAACGAGTAATTGTATATCTGCTGACAGTGCATCGTTGGTATCTGCAAGTCTGTGATGACTATTGCCGACGTATACCAGTCCTCCTGTCAATATTGCTGCAGCAAAGTAACCTATGGTTGCAGCGTAATTTAGTTTAGATTTCATTTAAAATTACACTCCACCATAATTTCTGTTAATGCTGCTAATAGATTTATCTCTTGATCAGCGACGAAAGCAGACTGATACTGATACTTAGATACAATGAGAACAGCAGCAGCGATACTGGGACCATCCAGAACTTCGTAAAGAGCATCATAAACACGCCTAAGAAGTACAGTAGAATCATTGTCCAGATTACTGTTGACCCACTTACG